GTTAAAAGCATTGGGTATAGATAGAAGAGCAGAGATATTTGCAGATAGTGCAGAACCTAAATCTATAGAAGAACTTTATCGTATGGGTTGGAATATCAAACCTACTAAGAAAGGTGCTGATAGCATCAATGCAGGTATAGATATGCTCAAGAGGTATAAGCTACATATCACAGGTGCTAACTTTGTCAAGGAGATGAGAAACTACAAGTGGGTAGAAGATAAGAATGGTAAGCTACTCAATAAACCTATAGATGCGTTTAACCACGCTATAGATGCGTTGAGGTATGCAACATATAATAAACTAAGCAGACCGAATTATGGTAGATACGCAGTTAGGTAAGGAGGTAAAGGTTATACTTCCAGAGAACGCAAGAGAACTGACTATAGAGCAGTACCAAAAGTTCCTCAAGGTTAAAGGAGATGAAACCTTTATGACCCTCAAGGCTCTTGAACTATTTGCTAACATACCATTGAAGGTAGCCTATGCAATGAAAGCAGAGGACATCTTAGACATCTCTCAGCACATATTATCTATCGTAGGTGGTAAGCATCCACTTGTAAGGAGATTGTCCTTTAGAGGCAAGGAATATGGATTTATACCCAACCTTGAAGAGATGAGCTTTGGTGAGTATATAGATTTGGATAGCTACCTAAGTGATATGCAACAACTCCATAAGACCGTAGGAGTATTGTATAGACCTATTGTAAAGGAGAAGGGTGACCTGTATGAGATAGAACCTTACAAGGGTACTGATGGCTATGCAGACTTTCCATTAGATGTAGCGTTAGGTGCTACGCTTTTTTTTTATCGTTTAAGCAACAAATTATTGAAGGATACCCAGACCTCTTTGGAGGAGGAGAAGAAGGAGAGCTTAATCTCTCAGCCTCCGCTAACTTCAGTAGAAAGTGGGGATGGTATGGAAGTGTAGACCACCTTGCAGGAGGTGATGTTAGTAGGTACGATACTATCACTATGTTACCTCTATCACAATGCCTTACTAAACTTGTATATGACAAGGAAAAGAGTGATGTAGAGAAGAAGATGCTTAAACACTAACTCTAATAGTAAGTTAACCTATTATGAGTTTCTACGACATTACAACAAAGATTAGAGAACACCTCATTGCTAACTCTCAAGTCAATACAGTTACTGAGGGTGACATCTTTGAGGTTGACCTCAACAAGCAGACTATATTCCCCTTGTCACATATTATGATAAACAATGTGACATTCAACGATATTGGCATCACTTACAATATGAGCATCTTGTTTATGGATGTTGCAGATGTAAGTAAGGATGACCCAAGAGAAGAGGCAGAGATATTCTATGGTGTAGACAATAGGCACGATATCTTAAACACGCAACTTCTGGTAGCTAACGACCTTGTATCACATCTCAAAAGAGGTGACTTGATGCAAGACAAATATCAGCTAAATGGTCAGCCTACCTGTGAGCCTTTTGAAGATAGGTTTGAGAACCTATTGGTAGGTTGGAATCTAACCCTATCTATTGACATCGCAAATACCATTACCACTTGTCCATAAGCACTAAACATATGAAGCAAGTGCTTGAGCAGTTTGGTAACAGGGTTGTGAAAGCTGCGAAGTTAAATCTTGGTGCTACACGCACTATTACCTTCAATGATGGTAAGAAGCGTAGAAGGAGACAAGTGTTCTCTGGTGACCTAAAAGATAGCATAGACTTCAATCTATTAGTCAAGCAGAATAGAAACACTAAAGGGCAGTTTCAAAGTGGCTTTAACTACGAGATGTTCTTTGAGATGTTAGACTACGGTCAATACATAGATGAGGGTGTTGATGGTGTCAAGTATAAGGTACAAGGAGGTTCAAGATTTGGTTTTACCAACAAGTACCCTAATATGGGTGCTATAAGAAGGATGGTAACCAACAACAAGTTTAAGCTACGAGACTTCAAGACAGGAAAGTTTATACCTAAGACAAAAGCCAATATAGATAGTGCTACCTTCTTGGTATCACGAAGTATATATAGAAAGGGTATCCCTAAGAGCAACTTCTTTACTGCACCATTTGCGTTAGAGTTTGAGAGGTTACCCCTTGAGCTTTTAAGAGGCTTAGATGATGATTTAGATAACATATTACGAGACTTATAATATGAGTGTAATAGCACCCGACCAATTAGTAGGAGCAAGAAGCCCTATATATATTACCACAACCTATGCAGGTACTTTATCAACATTAAGGAATATCACTTTAGAGATATATGTATGGGCAGGGAGTAGAAGTAGTAGACCATCTACTGCTGACTACACTTTGTATAGAGATGTGTTTGCAAGTACAGATGTATCCTTTGATATAGCACCTATGGTGCGAGAAGAGATAGGAGCAGTATACGATACTAACCAAACGAGAACATCTCCTACAGGCGAGAAGAACAATAACATCGTATGGGTACAAGTAGACTATGACATTGAATATCTTGATGAAAATATTATTGTTAACGACACAGGAAGCACAGACATCTTCCCTGCATCTAATGGTTACCATCTCTTTAGTGAGGGTACTAACTTTGAGTTCCCTTCTGCCTACCTTAACAATACCTCAACGGTATATGTGCAAGATAATGGCTATGAGATGATGCCTTTGTTTCAAGGTAAGTATGCTAATGAGGTTATTGAGAATGTAATCTATCGCATAGGAGGTGCAAATACTTATTCATTTGACATCACAGGATACTACGCAGATTTGCAACCAGAAGATAGGATACTTAGAATACCTATAGGTGAGTTAAGTTTAAACAATTGGCTTACAAGTGATGGGTATACAGGAGCAAGTAGCGATAGACCTGTAAATCAAAGTGAGTGGGTATTAGAGTTAAATTCGCAAGGTTCTGTATTTGATACTATCACGGTAATAAAAGAGTGTGAGTCTAAATACACTATCAATACCCTTCAGTATATCAATCGTTATGGCACTTGGGATTTCATCCACTTCTACAAGGCAAGTCAAGATAACTTTAGTGTGACTTCGGAACGCTTTAGAAAGTCTATAGGTACATCTTCATCAAGTGGGTTTACCTACGATACTACAGACAATATCTATCAGCAGTTCAATACCAATGGTAAGGTGACTACAACACTTAACACAGGTTGGGTAACTGAAGACTATAGAGAGGCTATCAAAGACCTTATGATGAGTGAGAAGATATTGCTCAATGGGTTGCCTGTAAATGTAGTTACCAACTCAGTAACCTTACAGAAGTCTATAAACGATAGAACGATTAACTACACAATAGAAGTAGAAGAAGCATACGATACAAGATATGTATAAAGTAGAACTCTACATTGATGGTCAAAGAGCTGACCTATTTCAAAATGAGAACATAGAGATAAACCTAAGTGTACAAAACATTAAGGATATCTCTAAGGTGTTTGGTGACTTCACTCAAAGTTTTACTATCCCTGCATCAGTACAAAACAACAAGATATTTAAGCATTACTACAATGTAGATATCTCTGGTAGTTTTAATGCGAGTGTAAGGGTAGATGCTTTCATAGAGGTTAACCACAATCTATTTAGAGCAGGGGTATTAGAGTTAGAGAGCGTACAAGTAAAGCAAGGGCAACCTTATGCGTATAGTGTAGGGTTCTTTAGCAATGTAACATCTCTCAAGGACAAGTTCGGAGAGGACAATCTTACTGACCTTGATTTAAGTGCTTACGACCATACCTACAACGATACGAATATAGAGGCAGGGTTGGATGGCTATGTGAGTGGTACGAGCAATTCTATTATCTACCCTCTTATCTCTCCTGTAGCAAATTGGATATACGATAGTACGAGTAGTGATAGTGGTGCTAATAATATATGGTATCATAATGGTCACCCAGAACACGGTGTGTTCTACTATGATTTGAAACCTGCTATAAAGTTGCAGAAGATATTAGATGCTATAGAGAGCAAGTATAGTATCACTTTCAATAGTGACTTCTTTGATAGTGCTGACTTTGGTAAGTTGTTTATGTGGTGTCATAGGAGAGCAGGGTATATGTTCAAAGACCAAGAGGTAGGTGCTACATCCGAACTTATAGAGTTAGTTTCTGGTGGTGGAACACCCTTTGATGACACCTTGCATAGATTCCCTGTAACGGCATCAGCAAATCCTGCATTGATAGCATACACTTGTACTGCTACGGCATCTACTGAATATAGAATTGATGTATACATAAACGATATACGCTTTTCATCTACAAAACATACAGGCAATGTCTCTAATATTTATGTAGTCTTACCAACTCTTTTGGTAGGTGACTATGTTGATATGAGGTTAGCACCTTCGGGTGATGGTCAAGCAGTAACGGTTGGGGTAAGTGCAGGTTGGTATGCTGATACATCCGCAGTAACTTTATTAGCAAACACATTGAAAGTTCCTGCAATGACTACGGCAGGGATAGTAACCTTATCCGACCAAATGCCAGAGCAGAAGGTTAGTGACTTTATAGGTAGCCTTGTTAGAGCTTTCAACTTGGTTATCGTTCCCACAGGAAACGGACAATACGATATAGAACCCTTAGATGATTGGTATGCAGAAGGCACTACAAGAGAGATTACAGA